CGAGATCGTCTGTCTGCGCGCCCGTCTGTCTGCGGGGCCGTGGTAGGCAAATACGCTGCCTACGCTGTCGAGTAGGTCGCTCTCGACAGGGGCCGTGTCGTGCTGCTGCTCAAAATTGGCGGCGGGCAGCGGTACGCCGTCGAACTCGATATAGCGATAGGCCATCAGGCTAATCCCCTGCGGCGCAGTTCGTCCAACACGCCGCGCCCTACGGCGCGCCCGCTCTCATAGTCGGCGTCCGCGCCGGATAGATAGACGTTGATCGACATTGCGCCTCCCGCCCCCGCGGGGGCGGCTTGCGGTTGCAGCGCGCCAAACAGCCCGCCCATGCCGACGCCGATTTGACGACGCATACCGTCGAGGCCGGTCTGGAGACCCAGCCCGATCCCCTGGGCAATGGGCACGCCCAACCCCTCTTCGGCCTTGCGGCTGGGGCTGCCGACATTCCACCAGCCTGTCATGCGATCCCACAGGTTTTGGCTGATGCGCTGCGCGGCATTCCATAGTGCCGTGGACATGCCGACGATACCGTCAATCATGCCCTGCACGATGTTGCGCCCCAACTCGGCCCAATCGAAATCGGTGAACAGCGTGCGGATGCTGTCGATCTGGGTGCGGAACACCCCGACCACCGTCTCCCAGATGCGTTCGACAATGCCGATCAGTGTCTGCCCAGCTGCCTCCCAGTCGCCGGTCAACACCTGGAGGACAAACGTCACCAAATCCAGGATGGTGCGGAGCGTTGTGTCAATGATGCTGAATGCCACGCTGAACGTATTGTTGACCACCGTCATGATGGCGTCGCCGTGCGCGTCCCAGAACGACTGGACAGCCCCCAGCACGGTCTGCACGATCTGCTGAATGCGCGGCATATTGCTGTTGAACCAGGAGGCCAAATAGGCCATCGGCCCATCCGCCTGCCCGCGCATGGTCGTGCCCAGATTGCCAAACCAGGTGATTAGCGTCTGAATGACCGGCTGAACATAGCGTTGGATGATGCTCGCGATTGCCTCCATCGCAGGCACAAAACGCGTCTCGATAAACGCCGTAATCGGCGGCATGACGACCTGCACCAACTGATTCAGCGCGCTGATCAGCGCTCCCCAGACAGGCAGCAGCCCCGTCCCCAGCGTGGCCTTGAGATTTGCCATATTAGCCTCAAGGATACGCTGTTGGTTTGCCGCTCCGTCCGAGGTGCGCGCGAAATCGCCCACGGCCGCACCGGCATCGCGCATCATGATCGCCTGCACCGCCAAGGCTTTTTCGAGATTGGTTAGCTCGCTCGCGCTCTCCTTGCCGGTCATGGCTAGCGCCTGCTGTTGCACCGCGGCGGCGTTGATGGTGGGGATATAGCGCTGCAACGCGTCATACTCGCCGCGGAACGCCGCACTCATGGCATTCAGCACCTCCTCGGAGCCGCCCGCCACGTTGTGGAAAGACGCGAGATCGGCGGATAGCTGTACCATGCCCTGCCCCGCGCTTGCGGCCTCAGCGCCGCTCGCGCCGAGTTGCATGAACAGATTGCCAATCGTACCGACGGCGTCAAGCGCGGCTTCCTTGGGCAGCCCCATCGCCGTGGCGCTCGTTTCGGCCCAGGCCATAATGCCGCCCGCGCTCTCGCCAAACAACACCTCGACTTTGGAGATGGTCTCGCTCAGATCGCTCGCCGCGCTCAGGCTGTCGCCTACATAGCCAACCGCGGCCTGCGCAGCGCCGGCCAGCGCGTTAAACGCAGCCATCCCCGCGCCCATCAGCATTCCGCTGACCGCCGATCCCCAGCCGTCAACCTGACGCTCCCCCTCAGACAATCCGCGTCGGAGATCGTCGTCATTGGTTTTCAGATAGGCGACAGCATCCGCTAGTTTTACGGCCATTAGAGCGTTACCCCCATCATTGCCAGCATTTCAGATGCGCCGATCCGTTCTGTGCGCGCTGGTGCGCCCTGCGACATCGCACCGGCAAACACCGAGAGCATCAATGTCGCCTCCATCCGCCTACGCCGTATATAGGCGGACATTAGTCGCGTCCCCGCAATCGCGTCAGCCCACTCCGCCGCTTCCGGCCAGACGGCGGCAATTAGTTCGTCTGTGTCATCTGCGAGTGTGCTGCTGCTGCCCCATTCCGCACCGGACGCGGCCCAAGCGCGCTCAAGCGCTCCAGGGCCGCCCCAAAAGGGTAGGCGAGCGGCAACACCGCGAGAAACGCCTCCATTACCTCCTCGCTGTAGCTGCCGGTTTCGATAGCGTCCGCCTGCCGCGCCAATTCCGGCGCGTAGGCATACAGCATTTCCAGCATGATATCCGGCGCGTTCATCAACATCGGGGCTAGAGTGCGTAGAAACGCGGCGAAATCTGCCGGCCCGTCGAACGAAAGTTCTTGATACCCGCTCATCATTGACAGCAACGGCTCCAGTTGCGCCTGTAGCCGTTTGCGCCATTCGGCCTCGGCGCGCATCGGCAACTGATTGACTGTATAGGCCACGCCGCCCAGCGTGATCGTTACTGTTCGCATCGTTTCCCCTAGCTGGTTTTCCAGGCCGTAACGCGCTGGAATGCAATCAACTGTTGCCCAGCCGATTTGCTCGTGTCGGCTAGGGCGTCAACGCGCAGCGGAATGCCCGCCGCGGCCTTGCGTGCAAACGACAGCGTGCCGTTTAGCACAAAATTGGCGCGGTAGACAAACAGACGCACGGGCAATTGCCGATTGCTGCTGTCCAGCGTGTAGCCCTCGAAACCCAACTGATATTCCGGCAGATAGATTTCGCCGCCCGCCAGCAACTCCTCGTACCCGTGCTGACTCGCGCCCGCGGCGGTGGTTGTGATGGTTTGCGTTGACCCCAACGACAGTTTGAGATGCGCCGCGGTCAGTTCGGCCAGCGTCGTCTCGATACTCAGCGTTTCCTTGGTTTTTTGGCGCTTGATGGGGTTGGCGATCTGCTCCACCTCCAGCTCGAACGTCTCCAGTTCGAACGACATTTCCACCGGATTGAGCGTGTAGCCCAGCGATGTCCAACCGACGCCCCAAGACGCGCCATAGGCGACGGTCGTTTCATCCGGTAACGCAGTGCCCAGCGGCGAATAGTAGATATTCGCCGGGGCGATCATAATATCTGATGCCGACATTGTATCCTCCATCCTCCTAATTGCGGCGCAAAACGAAGCCGCCGAACGTTAACATGCGGCCCCATTCGGCCAGATCGAAATCAAACTGCTCGCTGTAGTCCGTTAGCCATAGCGCACGCGCCAGATACGACGCGTCGCTGCCGTTAAATCCATCCAACACCGCACGCACGGCCTGCCCCACGCTCTCTGCCTGCCCATCGCTCTCGGCGTAGGCGTTGGCGGTCACGGTGACGGGCCACATCGGAGCGTTGCTGTCCGTCACGTCCCCTGCGCGGATCGTGTAGACGACAAACGGCAACGCCGCCTCATCCGGCGCTAACTCAGGATAGACACGCGTGCCTACCAGCGCCGTGAGTGGAGCGCTGGACAGCAGCGCGGTGCGGATAATTGCGCCAATCACGATTTGCCCCCCAGTAGCCGATCCAGCCAGGAGCCGTAGACCCGCGCCATTTCCTCCGGCACTAGATCGCGGCTTGCTTCCAGCGCGGGGCCGAGGAACGGGCGGCTGCTCATACGATTATATCGGCTGCGGCTGCGAAACTGCCCGGCTATCAAAAGCGCCTTCCGACGGCGCGGCTTGATGATCCCCCGCTGCCGCCGTCCCGACTCCATCAGATGGGCGTGTGGAGCCGAGAAACCAATGACGGCCTCGGCGTCTTTTGCGAACTTCTCGCGCCGCCAGTAGCGCCGTTTTTGGTAGGTGCTGCGCCCCTTGACGCCGATATAGCCGGAGCCGGCCAGTTTGCCGCTGCGCCGCGGCGTGCGTCGTGACGCCTCGGCCAGAACCACCCGCGCCGCAGCCCACAGCGCCTCCGGCCCATGTTCGCGCACGATTTCTACAAAATCATCGCCGTACCATGCGATCTCGAATCGCTGTACGCGCCGCCGCGCTCCGCGCCGTTTTGCCATCAGAGCACTCGATCCTCGCCCACCAACTCCTGACAACTCAATACATACAACCGCCCGCGGTTGTCCGGTTCCCCGATGGCGACAATGCCAAAATAGCGGTCAGCAGCGTTTGGCCGAGGCCAGCGAATCCGGCATTTGGGCGTCAATTCCACTCCCGCGGGCAGCGGATGGCGTAGGGTAATCTCATGAGCGGCCACCGGGACAACCTGCTCATTGCGCCCGCGCTCATCTCCGCTCACGGTGCGCACACTGCCGCGCACCGGCCCTGAGTCTACCCAGACAATGCTCTCGGCCCCGCGTGTGTTTTGCGTGACGGTCGGCTCCTGGATATAGAGTACATGTCGCAACTCGGCAATTTTCATGTGGCCCATCCGTGTTTTGCCTGGAGCGCCGCTATTAGCCGGTCACGTTGCTGGTTAGCCTGCGCGCCGAGCGCCTCGCGGTTTTCGTAGTCCACAGCCGTCAGCCCCAAAATCAGCGCCACGATGTCCGGTACAGCCGCCGCCGTCTGCGCGGCATTGCCGTAGCCCGCCACATAGGTGATCCGGATTGGCGACACGGCCCGCAGACCGCCGGGCCAACTGCGGCCCGGCGCGGGTATGAGTATTGGCGGGGACACATCCAGCACCGCCACATAGTCAGTCGCCGGGACGGTCTGCTGCACACCGGACGCGTCGTAGTATTGCACACTCGTTACGCTCTGCACCGGCGGACGCCACAGTCGTATAATGCCGTTCGCCGGCCAGCAATCGAGCGCCAGCCGCAGCGTCTGTGTAACCAGGCTGCGGCCGGCCTGTTCCTGCGCTTCAGCGGTCGCGGCGGCAACCAACCGGTCAATCAGCGCGTCATCGGCGTCATGTTCGACCAGCAGCGCCCGTTTCGCATCCACTGTTGACACAACCGGCATGGCCGGAGCCGCGACCACTGTGACGCTCATTTTGCGCTCTTTTTCCGGCTCACGGCCTGCTCCGCCGCGGGCGGCGCGTCCGCGGTTTCGACGCCGGACGATTCGCTGCGCGGCTCAGGCGGCGCGTCACACGCCACCGCACATTTCAGCCGGATCAATTCGCGCGCCTCAGAGCGCGGCAGATCGAGAACGTTGCCCACGACGCGCGGCTTGCGCCCCGCCACCACCGGCTCCGTCATGCGTACCCACATGGCTGCCTCCTAGTTGTTGCGTTGCACCAACGTGGCCGCCGTCACCGTCACCGTGCCCGTCACATCAAAATTGAGACGCGCACGCGTGCCGGCTATCGGCGCACGGATATAGGCCGTGCCGTCGGCGCTCTGAATCGTGCGACAGGTGTTGGTCGTGAATGTGCCGTCGTCTTTGGCCGCCTGCCAGTAACAGTTTGCGAAATTCACGCCGTCGCCGCTGTACTGCAACACGGTGGTCAGCGCCGAGGCCGCGCCTACGTCCACGGTCATAAACAGATCGCCGGAGTTGTAGCGGCTCACGTCAAATCCGGCCGTAGAACGGTCGTTCGTGATTACGTAGCTGCTGAGGATCATCAGGGGTTGGACGTTAGTCACCGTGCCCGGCATGGGCGCGCCATTATCGCCCTGTGCCGACAGCCCCGCCGTCAGCGACAGAGTCAGCATCAGCGCCAGCGCCGTCGCACCCATCCAACCAATTGCTTTCATGCTCTTCATCTCTTACCTCCTAATGGGGAGTGGGGGCCGATAGGCCGGCCCCCGTTTGGTCGCATCCGTTAGCCCGTCGTGCCGGTCAGATAGCCAAAACCGGCCGCGTGGCGCACGTCAATGTCGGCCTCCATAAAGCCCACCACGCGCGTTTTGCCCGTGGTGCTCTGGCTGTATGGATCGACCAACATATCGAGCGTGCCCCA